GGTAATGCCTAAAAGTAACTATTACTACAAGAGGATGTCTGCCACAAGTTTCTTTTCTATTACGACAGATTACAATGTTTACCTGTTCGATTTGAAAGGGCCAGGCAACACTACGTCAACATATAACTTGCTAATTAACGGTATAGCAAGTGGTTTTGGTGCCCTTGCTAATGGCGTAAGTGTGTTTCTGCCAACGGGTAACGAGCAGCTTGATGGATGGACTGTTAGAATTCAGAATTCCACCGATGACTCTGGAACTACAGACATTATTCTTGTTCCAACTTGTGATTCACTCTATAGGACTGGCGTGACCGATGCTATCTTTGCCACAGCTTCGGGAGCAACAACTCCTATCAACAGCAATAAAGTATTCCTTTACAACTTTGCTGATGCGAATGGAGAAGGCATTACGCTAGTCTACAGGTGGGCAACTTCCGGTGGAACGTGGTATCAGATGGACTTGGACTAAATGATTATTAGGCCAACCATACAGGAAGATATAGAAGTCTTCCGGTTGATTCTGTCTGACTGGGATTACATATATGATGTTCCTGTAATGGATGGGGCTGAAGCCTTTGACTCTTGGTGGAAACGGGAAGTGGATTATGCGCTTACGGCTCTTGATGGTAAGTCAGGTGAGATTGTTGGGTGTGGTTATCTGACTGATCTGATGGAGCCGTACAGTGCTTGCTTCCATCTATTCAAGAAAAAGGGTTACTTAAACCTTAGAATGATTTCCAAGATATGTGACGAGGCCATGCCTCTGTTGTTTGACAATAACAATATCGAGAAGCTAATAGCCATATTTCCAACCAACAGATTGGATGTTTTCAAAATGTCAACAATGGTAGGGATGATGAAGGATGGAATATTGAGACATCATTGGTTAGTAAATGGGAAGTGGGTAGACTGCTTCATAATGAGCATACTAAGAAGCGAGGTAAACAAATGGGCGGTGGGAAATCTCCTGCACTTCCAACACAACCTTCCACTCCAACAGTCGATGATGCAGAAGTGAAGCGGGCTGCAATGGAGGAGGAACGGAGAATAAGGCTCATGAAGGGTAGGCAGAGCACTATCCTTACCGGAACCGGAGAACAGTTAGGAACTCCGCAACTCAAGAAGACCACACTGTTAGGTGGTGAAGGTTCTATCTGATGGTAGAAACATTCGATAAAGCACGTGACTTGCGCCAGCAACTAGACGAGTTGAAAAAGGAACGCAAGAACCGTGAAGCTGTTTGGCAGGATGTCATAGACTATATCTTGCCAGGGCTGGAAACCATACTCCTACAGGACACGGATGATAAGGGCAAAAGGATAGGAATCAACAGATATGACGGAACCGGAATATCTGCCCACCAACTCCTGTGTGATGGTCTGTACGGGTACATGGTTTCCCCTGCAATCCCTTGGCTTATGTTCAGGATGCAGAAAGAGGAGCTTAACCAGATAAAGGAAGTCAAAAGATGGCTTCAGGATTTAGAAGCTCACTACTATTCTGTTTTCGACAACAGCAATTTCTATGAGAGCATTTCTTCTGCTTTTGAATATGCCACAGCCTTCGGATTTACGGATATGTATTCCGAAGAAGTGGTAAAGGAAGGCAAGATAAACTTCAGTGTGTATCACCCTGGGGAGATATATGTTGCAGACAATCAGTTCGGATTTGTGGACAGAGTGTTCAGGGAATGTCACATTGAAGCGTACAAAGCGAAGGAGATGTTCGGAGAAGAGAATCTTGGAGAACATTTAAGGGATTGCCTGAAGAACGGCAAAAACTATGAGAGATTTAAATTCCTCCATGCTGTCTACCCAAGAAAAGATAGGGACACAAATAAGTCAGACTCCAAGAATATGCCCTATGCTTCAACATGGTTGCAGTTGGAGGGTTTTGATAGAGCTACGGTAGGTCAAAATGGACTAGTGGTTAAAGAGTCCGGTTACAAGATGAATCCCCACCATGTATGGAGATTCAAGAGAGGTGTCACGCCTTACGGGATGGGGCCAGCAGAAGAAGCCCTGATTGAAGTCATGTTCGCTAATGAGATAGGTAAGACTCTTGCTCTTGCGGCACACAAGTCCGTAGAACCCCCTCTTAACGTCCCTTCAGAGCTTCAAGGCAGGGTGGACATTAGACCGTCAGGCATGAACTACTACTCAGATGCAGGGAAGATTATTCAGCCAATCCAGACAGGGATCAACTTCCCGGTAGGAGTGGACAGAGAGGAACGGACTCAGAAAGCCATAGAGAAACACTTCAAGGTTGAGTTTTTTATGCTGTTAAGCTCTCTTGAAGGTAAAGGCAAAACCGCAACAGAGATCATCGAGTTACAGGGGGAGAAGGCGGCTGTTCTTGGAAGACCGATTACACGGCTAAACAACGAATGCCTTAACCCTATAATCGAAAGGGTATTCTTAATTGAACAGGAAGCCAAGAGACTCCCTGAGATGCCTCCTATCTTAAAGGAAGCCCTTGCAGGGGAGAGAGTGATAGTGGACTTTATGGGGCCTCTTGCTCAAGCTCAGAGAAAACTCTTCCAGATGCAGGGTATCAATCAAGGGTTAGCCAGCGCAATTCCGTTGATTCAGTTATTCCCTGAAGCGAAGGATTTGATCGACCCAGACGAAACCATGAGAACCATCCTTTACATCAACAACTTCCCAGTGAAGGCGGTAAAAGACAAGATGCAAGTGGAGAAGTTGAGAAAGGAGAGAATGGCTATCATGCAGCAGCAACAGGCTAAGGAAGACTTGGCTGGAATGGCTCAGATGGGTAAGGATATGGCTGAAGTCGATGCTGCAAGTGATGGACAATTAGGAGAAGCTCTGGGACAGGTAATGGGCCAGCAATGATTTGCCAGAATCCCTTATGCGAATGCGAATTATGCCAAAATCGGAACATGAAATACCGAAATTATCTTGTAGGGAATCCGAGAGGCAGGGAACTCTTGGGTCTTCTCTTGGAAGATTTGGGATTTTTCAGGGTAGAGGCAAACGAAGCGGATAGGATTCTTAATAACTTTGCCAGGGTGCTTTTATGGAAAACAGGAATTTACAAGGAATTGACCCCAGAGAAGTTCGTAAACGGCCTCGTAAGACCGACAGGAAGAACGAGCAAGGTCTCTCCATCGACTTCCAATGGTGGCACAAGCGAAAGTTAACAAATTTGTTTTGTAAGGACATGATGACTCCTAGTGACAAGTACAGAGAGAATTACGATATGATTAGTTGGAGGAATAGCCATGCCTAAAGCATATGAGGCTATGAAACGGAAGTTCAGGAAGGCTGGAATGAATATGAAGGCTGCCAAGAGAAAGGCGGCTAGAATATACAATTCCAAGCATCCTAAACGACCTGTGACCAGACGAAGGCACGGGTAATAAGAAAGGGGGAATTTTTTATGGCAGAAGGCAACCAGACTGATACGACCACCCAAGGGAGTACCGGAACGGGAGAAAGTTCAGCACCAGCGTGGACAGCGCAGTTACCTCAAGAAATGCGAAGTCACGAAAAGCTAACCGGCTATAAAACAATAGGGGAGCTTGGGAAGGCTTATCTTGACCTTGAAGGGAAATCTGCTAATGCTGTTCAGCTACCGGGAGAGAACGCAACTGAGGACGAAGTAAACTCTTTCTATGCCAAATTGGGCAGACCTGGTAGACCGCAGGACTACAAGTTCGATGAGGTAAAACTTCCAGATAGATTTGCTGGTATGAAAGACCAAGTTGAACAGGACTCAAAAGCCTTTCGGTCTATAGTACACAAGCTCGGACTCAATACGAAACAGGCCAACGAACTCAACAAGTTTTACTCAGAGAGAGTGAACGACTGGGACAAAGCGATTGCTGGATTTGAAGCTCAAACGCTTGAAGCTGGTAAGGAAGTTCTGAGTAAGATGTGGGGTGATAAAGTCACCGAGAATGTTGAGTTGGCGAAACGGTCTGTTCTAACTATTGCAGAAAAGGCGGGTGTAGCGAAGGAGATCGGAGAGTACATCAAAATGCCTGGAATCGGCAATGACCCTGTATGGATTCGACTCTTTGCCGAAATAGGAAAAGCGATGTCTGAAGACACCACAGGTGGAACCAAGATGGGTAAGAATGAGCCTGGGGATGTCAAGAGAGATGCTATCGGACGTGCTGTTCTTGACTTTCCCTCGATGAAGAAAAAATAGGAGACTGAAAATTGGCTACTCTTACTCCGTATAAACAACTGACGATGGTTGAAATGTCAAAGAGGATGGACCCCTCTGGGAGAACAGCGGCTATTGTTGAAGTTCTTCAAGAAGATAACCCCATCATCCAAGACGCAACCTGGATGGAAGCCAATGACGTGTGGGCGAATAAGACGACACGAAGGGCTTATCTGCCTTCCGGTGATTGGCGCAAACTTAACAACGGTGTTTCCAAGGTGTCCACGCTTACGGTAGTGCTTTGGGACACAATCGGCTCTCTGGAAGCCTATTCTGAGCCTGATAAAGACCTTATTGACAAGGCTCCAGATCCAATGCAAGCGAGGATGGACGAGGCGAGAGGCATTATCGAGGGCATGAGTGTGCAGTTCGCATATTCCATGTTCTATAAGAATGCCGACTCAACCCCTGAAGCAATGACTGGTCTTCATCCGAGAATGCCTTCTCTGGCTACCACTACTAATGTGCTGAATGCCGGTGGTTCTGGTTCCGATGTGACTTCCGTGTACGTGGTCATGTGGGGGCCGGGGAAGGTCAACTGCATTTACCCCAAGGGTGCTCCCAATATGGGTGTTCAACACAGGGATCTTGGGGAGCAAACCTTGTCTGGTACTAGCTCGACTCAGTATCAGGGCTACAGGGATCACTTCAAACTTGAAGCTGGCCTTGCCGTGCAGGACGAGAAGTGCATTGGCAGGGTTGCCAACATTGAATCCACGGGGGCTACCAACCTGTTTGACGAGGATGATCTTATCACTCTCTGCAACAGAATGAGGAACGGTCCGAAGTGGGTTTACGTCAATAACACTGTCCTTACCCAGATGGAAATTGCCCTAAAGGACAAGAACAACGTCAACTTTACTCCAAGCCAAGGTGAAGGCTTGGCGGGTGCTCCTGTGATGTACTTCAGGGGTTATCCCGTCAAGAAATGCGACCAAATTGCCATCACTGAAACTGCACTTACGTAATTGAGGAGGTGAACTTTAATGCACGATTATCAATGGGAATTCTCGAATGGTCAGAGTCTTATTTCGTCCTCTGCGGCGCATACGATCTCTACCAATGTTGTTGATCTTTTCGGTGCAGCTTCCTCAATCTACAAGAACGCTTGGGGAACTGCTGTTACACAGAAGTTTCTTGATGCCGAACCGATGCTTAAATTGACCATTGTCGTGAAAACGGCTATGGCTGGTGGCAAGAAAACGACTGTGCTTTACAATCACACGGCTGCTACAAGCATCCATAGCGGCACGGCGATCATCTCCACTTCTCTGCCTGCTTCTACTGCGGCAGGGTATCAGTTGGACTTTATCATCCCTCAGACCGCAATCTCAAAACGCTACCTTGGGATTGACTACCTCACGGCAAGTGGGGCTATCACGGCTGGCGCGGTAAGTGCCTGGCTTGGCAGACCGCATGAGACTGAGTAACCTTTAGCAGGGGGGGGCTTAACGGCCCCCTCCAACCATAAGGGGGGCTTATGGATGGTTTTGATGCAAAATGGAGGGAGTTGCTTAAAGCAGGGGAACACCCCGAAGAGATGCCAAAGAAGCCAATCATGCAGGAGCTTCTTGAGATTGACTTGCTTATCAGGCCAATTCAGGCATTCCTGAATAACGGAACATGGTTTCACGATCCTGTAACACACAAAATTACGTGGTATGAGAAACTGGAGTGGAAGAGTGCAAATTGGATTCATGCAAAAAGCGACATCAGAAGGAGTTGCGCTTTCCTACAGGCGGTTGCCTCATGCCACAATTTCATTCATTCATGGTGTCTCAACTGTTGGAAGGTGGTTGTGAGGCCCAGGAACCTATGGGAAGCCTATCAGTTGATGGTGATTCAGCATGAACTCCTTGAAAACAACCCTGTCAATCCAGACGAGTATTATGCAAAGACTGGGCCAGAAATTAGGGACTACGTATTCGGCCATTGGGGTGGGTACTTCTATAATCGGTCAAAGTCTGATGGTCTTGCAAGGTACAAACAGGTGAGAGAATTGGTAAACAACCGTATTTCAAAGGAGATTCCAGTTGTCTTAAAGAGGTACTGCACGGAATTTGAATTGACATACGGGTCTTCATGGAAATATGAGCAGCCCAAGGGAGCCAAGGAGAAAGAGGAGTTGCTTGACGCTTACCTGACTCCCCCACCTAAAGGGCAAGACCCTGTACCTCCTGCTTACTTAAAACTCTATCACTTCTCCAAATGGATAGAGAGGGCTTATGCCAACGGAGATCCTACGGCTTTGTTATTCACTGGGGGTAAGCCTCTGGCGGCTCCTGTGCATACATACCATCAGGAAATTAAATTGACCGAAAAAATTCCAACAATCGTGGAGGGAAGGAAATGACAAGATGGCTTTGTATTAGAGATTGTGTGTGGGGTACAGGCAAGGGAACAAGAGGTTGGGGTGCCGGAGAAATCTTTGAAGGCCCACAACCTATGATGCCCACCAAGGAAGGCCCGAAACCTCATACCTACTTCATTGAAGTAGACAAAAGAGACAGACGTAAAGAGATTGATCCAATGGAAGTCTACATGGATCAGATCGATAAGATCAACAATGACCCGAAGTATCAGTCTCTTGGCATTCACATTGACATTCCAGAAGATGCTGACGAACGGTGGACTCTTGATAACTACAAGAATTGCATAGATTATGCCATTGAACGAAGGAAAGAGGCCGATGCTTTTGATGAAATGAAACAAGTCCTAACTGAAATGAAAGTGGACTTCCCGGAAAACGCTAGCATGAAAGAGCTTCGCAAGATTCACTATTCGGCTATGGTGGAGCAGAAGCAGTACAAACCTAAAGGCAGACCAAAGGGTAGCTAATGGGATACACGTCATCACATGAGATTTGTAACCTTGCCCTTATAAAGATGGGGCATGAAGGGAGTGGTATCACAGCGGCTCAATTAGCCACCCCTACCGATGAAGTAAGCCGTAAGTGCAATGTCCTCTATGAGCCTTCAAGGGATTATATCATGTCCTCGTTTCCTTGGAAGTTTGCCATGAAAAGGGCAATCTATGACATAGACGACTACATAAAGACCGTAACGAGTATCACGGCGGCAACCCCTCCTGTGCTTACGGCTGCTTCACACGGTATTGCTGAAGGAAGAGGCGTTTACCTGTACGATACAGGTGATTCGGACTATGACGAGAAGGTGTGGGTAGCCACTTCCGTAGGGACTAATGTAATGACCCTTTATAAACTAGATGGGGTTACGGCTGTCCCTGGAGTGACCTACGGAGCGCAAACCGCTGGCTACATCTACCCTGCTCCCTTGCAGGATTATGAATATGAGTTTGCCTTGCCTTCTGATTATCTGGCTATGCACATAGTAGGTAATGGACACTCTGAGTATGAGATTGAAGGTGGGTATCTACAGATAGGCGATACTGGCCCTGAAATCAGGTATATCGCAAAGATTACAACGGTTTCCAAGTATTCCACATGGTTCATTCAGTCTTTGGCGTGTTATCTAGCTGCTGAGTTAGCCGGTTCATTGGCTGGAAAGTTGGACATGAAGAAGGCTCTTATGGAAGAACTCTATAGGATCATCCTTCCTAGAGCACAACAAAACAACGCATTTGAGGCAGATTCGGTTTTTCATGGATTCAGATACGACCCCGACAACAGAATTGGTTGGCAAAAAGCTGGAAGATGAAAAAGACTCTGTTAGTTCTTCTTATTGTGTTCGCTACAGTTGTATCTGCTGTAGCGGAACTCAAGAATGTATTCTTCTCTAATTTCACCTCTGGTGTTCTCACCCGAAAATTAGATGCCCGAATTGACTATGAAAAGTTCGCCAATGGATTGAGAACATTGGAGAACATGAGCGTGTACGTCTATGGTGGAGCTTTTAAAAGGCCAGGGACGTATTACGTAACTGGGGTGAGTAATCATTCCCAAAAGGTCAGACTCATCCCATTCGTCTATTCCACGGAACAGGCTTACATCATTGAAGCCGGTGACGGGTATATGCGTTTTTATATGGATGAAGGCCAGATTCAGACCGCAGATTCCTATACGAAACTCCTTCTTCATGGGGATGGCTCGGATGCCAGCACAGCTATAAGCGACTTTACTGCCGTTCACACAATGAACGCTAACGGGAACGCTCAGATTGATACTGCTCAGAATAAGTTCGGCACTGGGTCTATTATATTTGATGGTGACGGGGATTATGTCTCTTCTTCAGATCATGTCGATTGGTATATGTCAAACGAGATGGTCACTTGGGAGCAATGGGTCAGGTTCAATTCGGTAGAAGGGCAGTCAACCCTGTTCATGCAAGACAGCGCATTAGCAAAAGGGGATCATATAGCTTTAGTCCAAGACCACGCTCTAGGACAGCTAATTCTCAGTTATAACAGCACGATAACTAGCGGAACGAGTAGTATGTTTGCCTATGGTTCATGGACTCCCACAGTGAACCAATGGTATCACGTTGCCCTTATAAGGGGATGGTCTGGAACTACAGGGAGTTATGCCCTTACAGTTGATGGGAGTGCTGTAACCACATGGGCTTCTGGAACGACTGTTCATAATTTGAACGGTTGGATGAAGATAGGAAGTTCTGGAACCACAATGGATTATGACTTAGGTCAGTCCGGTGCTACCACCACTTTCAATGCCCACGCCAAGATAAAGAATACAGCAAGTAAATGGGGTTCAGGATCGCTTTACTTGGACGGGACAGGGGATTACGTATCCCTTTACAGTAATAACAACTGGAAGGCTCTGAACAATACCAACGTAACGATAGACTTTTGGGTTAAGCATGATGATCATGCAGGGAATGAGACTTATGTGGCAAGTTACTATGATGCCACGAATTATTGGCAGTTTAGACATGAACACGGAAATGGGATTGCCTTTCTGTCAGTAGAAGACCCCGCTGGAACACAAGTGGCTATTTCTGGTGTAAGCCAGATTACGGACACGAATTGGCACCATGTAGCCTTCGTGAAGGTAGGGACTTCTTATGGTATCTATCTAGATGGTGTCCAAGGCGGTTACGTGTCAGATGCC